ACTATAAAAGCCTTGATGGCTTCCGCTTTCTTTCGCTGTCCATTGTACTGTGTATAGCGGCGGTTCATTCTCATTGTCAACCAAGTATGGCTCACCGTCGCCATCATACTCCCAGCGTGTATCAAACTTCAAATAGCCTTTAAGCTTTGTGAGAGCATAGCCTGCGTCATATTTAAGTTCTTCATTAAAAGTGTCTTCTCCACTTCCGCCAAGCGTGTCGAACACATTAAAATCAAAATGACGGATTGCATCCTTCATATCATTTTTGAAATCTTCATAAGATTCACCTTGATAACAGTACCCGTCACGGCCGTGAAGAACATAGCCTATAGAAGTAGGCTCAACTTCACCTAAGAGGTCGTATCTCTCTTTTCCATTACGGTCAGTTGACTTGATATAAATCCGATGTGTTTTGCTGTCGTAATTTCCTCTCCATTGTATTCGGTCTGAGTTATTAAGAAATCTAATAATCTCATCTCTTGTCAATATATGTTCATTTTGAATTTCAATTCTTTTTTCATTAAGCAACATACTTTCATTTAAAATGTTTTGAAAAATCTTTTCAGTTGAACTAGTCACAGTAGGTCTCCCTCCATAATAAAATTAGTTAATATACTAATATGAATGTGTCTGTTGGGTTTTTACAACAAGTCAGAGATGAATGTTACGCAAAGTCATTGAAGTGTTTTGAAGTGATAGATCTCATTGATGAGCATCAAGAGATTCCCATTATTGGATATTGTAAAGCAAACAATATGTCACTAGGTGACTTATCATTTGAACAGCAAAAAGCAGTGTTTGGCGCTGCCATTGATAGAGTCTACTACGATGCAGAGTTCTACGCAAATGCAGCAGAAGAATTAGATAAACTTGCTTATATAAAGTGCATTGCTGAAATAGGGCTAGAGAACATCCCAACACCACGCAGCTTTGGCGCTAAGCCAAAGTATCTATAAAACTCCCTTTAGAAAATTCTTTTTTATTGTGTGGAGTGCTCTCTACAACCTTAGGATTAAGTTCCTCTAAAATACCTAAAGGAATGTTTTTACTAGAGTTTTCTGCATAATATGGATTGAATCCACCTAAGAGGGAGTAGTATCTTAGTAAAGTGTTAAAGATGACTTGACGAAGCTCATTGGCTATGTTGTATCGTTTCATCTGTTCATCACACACCTTCATTGCTTCTGAGACAGAAACATTTTGCTTATAACCTAACCAGTCACACATCATCTCAACAATATCAACTAATGTCATATCGTTTATACCATTTTCATAAAACTCTGGATGATGACGATTATACTTATAGTGGTGTTTGAAAACTTTTTCCCATCTTTTCGTTTTTTCTTTATACTCTTCAGAGCCGTATGGATAGCGAGGCTCTTTATCCATCTCTTTCCACCAAGTAAACTCTGGCTCTTGCAGTTTAGTGTTATCGTGATTTAATGATCTATTTATCAAAAGTTGAACAAACGTAGAAATATGTTTTCTTACACGAGTGATATGTCCTTTGATATATTCCTCCGTGTCGATTTGTCCCATAATTATATTAGTTTGCTTAAATGCATTATCTTCAAAGATTTTCTTGACTTTTTTAGCTATATTGGAACAATAATAATAATAGGAAGGAATAATATTATTTAAAAGAAATTTGAACATTTAATAAAAATCTTTTATATTATTTTTGTAAATAAAGAGGAATTATTATGTCTAATAAATATCCATATCTTGTTTGCGGCTGGTTAGCTCCAGATGGAGAGTTTACTGAATGTAAATACGAAGAACATCGTTATATTGCGAGAACATTGTTCAAGTGTGATGAAAGAACTTTAGAAGAAAAAGGTTACATCAAGATTACTTTTTCAATCTTCAATCATCAAAGAAAAGTAATAGCCTGTAAAAGACCAACACAAGCACAGCAAGATTTCCTTGACTCACAAGGATTTAATGAAAACAGAGATGACATCTGGATTGGTGGCATCTAAAATGTCTGATGAAGAATTAGCAGAGGAAATGTTTCAAGAGGAGCTGCTTCAAGATATTTGTACTGTTATGGGCAACGATATTTATATGGTCTCTGCAGGACTTGAGAGCAGAGTCAAGATTTTGTGGGACGCTTCAGAAGAAAAAGAAGGCTTAAAAATGGTTGAGGATATTGAAAATCGCTTGCTTGAAATTAAGCCACAAGACTGGGCAGAAATTGAAGGATGGTAAGTAAAATGAGTAAAGATTCTTTAGCAAGAAGCATTGCCATACTACAAGCAATTCAAGCATTCAAAAGAATTGTTTCTTGGTGTTCAAGTGAGATTACAGTGTACAATATGTATCACGAAGACACTATAGAAAACCCGTTTGACAAATACATAAATGTTTTTGAGACTGGTGATGTTACTGTTATTGAACACTTTGCAAAAGCTCTTCTTCGTGAAGCTTGGATCCATCGAAAGTATTGGACAAACAGAAAACAGTTTGAAGTTATTCTTTATGACTTTAATGCGGAGTTGAATATTTTGAAAAACTTGAGGAAATAAATGGTTAAAAGAGTTGAACTTGGCACATCTTACATTATACCTAAAGGACTTTTAGGTTTTTACATAACACCTCTGTTTTGGCTTTTTGAAGAAAAACGCGTTAAACCTTTTGTACACTTTGACAAACACACTTTTTATACGATGTGCAGAAAAGACTGGGAATGGGGTCAGACCGTTTTGATGAACATAATGAAAGATCTTCAATGTTTAATTGACAAAACATTTGAAGATGAATTCGCGCCTCTATGTGAATGTGAAATAATTTATTCTTACAAAAACCGCATTCGAGAAATAAGAAATATATTTACAGACAGAGCTGTTGAAAGACCTATATATGCGTATGTAAAAGACTGACATTTTAATTAAGAATTGACAAGGACGGAGCAATCCGTCATTTTGTGTTAATATTGATTTATGGCTATAGAAAATAGTTTAATAAAAGGTGACAATTACTCAGGGACACAAAAAGACTTCGATGATGATATAACAACATTATGTATCTTATGTCAGGACACCATAAATGGTGTTGTAATTGATAAAGGTAGTGATGGTGTTTCCATTATGGATATCGTTTGTGCCTATCAAAGAATTGAAGTTTTTGACCATTCACTTTTCGATCGTCTTGGTGCAGAGCTTGGAAGAGTTACTCTCAAATCTGAGACTGAAGTAAACATCCCAAGTGTTGAATATGAAGTTATAATTCACAATGAAAAAGATCAGCAAAAAATTACATATTCAGTTTGCTGTTAATATATAATTTTGGAGGTAACTTAATTGATTAAGTTTTTTCTTACTCGTGATGTAGCGGCTCCTGCCCGTGAAGATGGAAATGCAGGATTTGACTTCTTCGTTCCAAAGTTTAATGAAGCATTCAAATCAACTTGTGCAAAAGAAGCAGAAAAGAATCCTAAAGCAGGGTGTTACTTTAAAGTAGATGAAAATGGTAAAGAGTACATCGACTTACCAGCAGGTAATCGTGTTTGCATTCCGTCTGGTGTAAAATCATATCTTTCTCTCTCATACCCACTTTTGTCTTATGGGTTGCAAATGGACTTATATGTTGAGAACAAGTCAGGCATTGCAACAAAGAAAGGCCTTGATGTGGGAGCTTGTGAAATTGATCCAAACTACCAGGGAGAAATTCATCTTTCATTGACAAACGCTTCAAAAGATGACGTTCGTATCTATGAAGATGACAAAATCACACAGCTTGTTCCTCGTGTATATGTAACAGATGAGCCTCGTATCTTTACTGATGTCAATATTGACCCAGAAAAAGGGATTGCTGAAGATCAATTCTGGTCAGGCTTTACTTACAACAATCGCGGCGAGTGTGGCTTTGGGAGCACAGGAACGAAAGCAAAATAAGAGGTCGTTGACTTCTTCTATTATACAATTTTGGGGTACATAATATGGTTATGTATGAAGATGACGGTGAAGGCTACCTAACTTTAAGGTATGAGGTTGTGCCTTCTGCCGCAGAGGTTATTCGTGATGTTCTTAATGCGCCTATTGAAAGCGGAGAAACATTCCAGAATAAGAAACGTGGTTTGAAAGCTATTATTGACAAGTACATTCTTATCGATGCAGAACTTGGAAAGAAAGCTGAGGAAACAGTTGTCGCTGAAGTGACAAAGAAAATGAATTGGAAAGCAATTCGTTCAAATGAGAGAAATATGTTTGGTTTTGAGCTCCCTGAGTCAGCCGAATCTGAACAGAAACAGTTTATGGAGGTTTAGAGAATGGCAGAAGAAAAACTTACTACTGCTCAAAAGCTTATCTTAAGCAAAGTTATTGCTAAACGCGATAACTCAACTTTCGTTCTTTGTGTGAATGAAGATCAAGAAGCACAAATTGAAGAATACAGAAGAGTTGTTAAACAAATTGGTGGTAGACAACTTTCTCCTGAACAGAATGAACAAGTGACAAAGATGAAGCAAGATGTGTTCAACATCCACGCTGAAAATGTTTATTGTCCACATTGTAAGCAACTTGCTATCGTTAAAGGCGATATTGACAACATAGAACTTTCTTGTGAATGTGAAGGCGCTAAAAAAGAACTTGCCGACAAGCAGGCTATTGAAGCACAACAGGCTGTTTTAGATAAAGACTTTTATGCAATCCAAGTTGCAGCTACAAACGCAGCTATGGGTCTTTACAAAGAAAAGTATAAGGACATTGTTGAGTTCCGCAGAAAAGCATTTGAAAATCTTGACAATGACATTATGAACGCAGCTAATCTTTAGCTTGTAAGGGCGGGCGTAAAAGCTCGCCCTAGTTAATATTTATATTGGAGGTTTTCAATGAATGTGATAGTGTGCGGGGCAGACGCACTAGGTAAGTCAACACAGATCTCTTTTATTGAAAAAGAGTTTGAAAAGAATAATAAAGCAGTTCATATCATTCATTATTCAAACATTAAGCTTGACACCATTGAAGATATTAAGAAAGCTTCGGAAATCCGCTATCGTGAGATGTTTAATATAATGTCTAATGTTCCTGATAATAATGTGTTGATATTTGATAGAGCACATCTAGGTGAAACAGTCTATTCACCTATATATCGTAAGTACAATGGTGATTATGTTTTTCATTTTGAAAAAGAGTTTGTAGACCGTGACGCTTCTAACACAAAACTGATTGTGTTTACTGATACGCCTGAAGCAGTTATTGAAAGAGATAGGAAAAGAGGCGATGGGTTATCTTTTTCTCTTGACTTAGATAAAAAGAAACAAGAACTTGAAGCATTTGAAAGAGCATATGAAATGTCTTCTTTGAACAAAAAACTAATTCACTTAAATGGTCGTTCTCCTGAAGAGATTTGGGAACAAGATGTTAAGCCTTTTATTTTTGGAGCACAATAATGAAAAAACTTATTATAGTATCTGATGTTGATGGCGTGTTGACTGATGGATCATTCTATTACGATGAGAATGGAAAATGTATGAAAAAGTTTGGAAGAGATGACTCAGATGCATTAAAGATTTTACGCAAAAATCTTCCTGATGCGGAAGTACACTTTTGTTCATCAGACTTCCACGGCTTCAACATAACTGAAAAGCGCATTAATGATATGGGCTATAAAGTTGATAAAGTTTCAGTGAAAGACAGGCCACAATGGATTGAAGATAACTTCAGAAAAGATTCTAACAATTATGTTGTATACATTGGTGATTCTTTTGTTGACATTCCTGTGTATAGAAAAGCCGACTTCAGTTGTTGTGTAAATAACGGACACTATCTTGCTCAAGCAGAAGCTACTTATGTATCTGATATGAATGGCGGAGATGGTGGTTTTGCAGACTGTGTTCTTGAAGCTGTGTCAAAGTTTGCTAATAAGTCGAAAGAAGACTTGATGTATGAATATGTGTCTTGATGCAGAAGATGAATTAAGAGAAAGCGGCTGTACTGACGAAGATATCGCTATAATGAAACAGCTTTTTGGAGATGAAAACTTTAAGAAAGTTGAGCCTCTAAAAAGCAATGAAAGCGATGCATACGGAAAGATTGTAAAGTCGAAGCGAGCTCCAAATGTAACTTATAAAGAACACGACCCTAATGTCGAGACCTTGTATGTTGACTTAGGAGAAGTTCAGTATTTTGGAGACTTGCCACATTACTGCAACTTTATCAGAAGCCAAATTGATATTGCATTAAAAAGAGGGAATAAGTTGGTTGTTCGTTGTAATGAAGAGACAGCTGATATCCTAACTCGTGCAAATCCTACAATCTTTCAAGATGCAACTATAGACTTCAATTAAGTGTTAATATAATCCATACGGAGGTTCTATGAGTGTTAGACCATTAGGTAGTTCACCAAGAACGGTATTGATTCCTTCAGCGGGCACAGGAAGCCGCTTAGGTTCATTTACTGCTGAAGTGAACAAAGGACAGATGAGTGTAGGTGATAAGCCTGTCATTTCATATGTCATTGAAAAGTTTAAGCCAACAGACAAAATCGTGATTTGTGTTGGCTATAAAGGAGACTTGTTAAAGCAAGTCATTAAAGCTTGTTATCCAAATTGGAACATTCAATTTGTTGATGTAGACAAGTATGTTGGAGAAGGCTCAGGTCCTGGCTATTCAATCATCAAAGCTAGGGACTTGATTAAAGAGCCTTTCTATTTCTTCTGCAATGATGGTATCATTGATGATGACATCTCTCAAATCCCAACTTCCTCAAACACAATCTTAGGCTACCCTTGTGATGTAGTGACTAATCCTGAAGCTTATCGTAACTTAAAAGTTGTTGATGGTAAAGTCGTTGAAGTACTACCAAAAGGCGACCCAACGCCACACGCTTATCCATATATTGGAATTGCTTATGTAAAAGATTGGGAAGACTTCTTTGCGGCATACGATAAGAATCCTGAGTTGTTTGTTAATGCAGGTGAAGCTGTTGGATTAAACAATCTTAAACGCAGCGACTTCTATCTTTGTCCTTCTTGGTGTGACACAGGCAACATTAAAGATTTAGAACTTGCTAAGAAAAAGTTTTCAAAAGATGGAAGAGCTATTCTTGAAAAGCCAGATGAAGCTATTTGGTTCTTTGATGATAAAGTTGTTAAGTTTCATATAGACTCCAACTTTATTAAAGACAGAGTTGCGAGATGGGGTAATGTTGAAAATCGAACAAATGATTCTTTCATTCTACCAAAATTGGTAGCATCATCAGACAACACTTATACATACGAGTATGTTGATGGTAAAGTGCTTTCTGAAGAAAAGTCTTTAGTTCTTTTTAAGCATCTTGTGCGTTCATACCTTAAAGGTATCGTACCTATCGATGTTTCAGAAAAAGAATCTGCTGAAGGCTACAAAAACTTTTATTATAAAAAGACAATGAACCGCATTCAGCAATATCTTGTAAAGTTTGAAGACAAAGATGAGGATTGTACTATCAATGGAATGACCTGTAAATCCGTAAGAAGCATTCTTAATGAACTTGACTGGGCTGAATTGTCTAAAGATGCTATTTGGTCTAAAAACTTTCACGGAGATTTCCAAATGGAAAACATCATCAATGTAAATGATAAAACTTTTGCGTTGATTGACTTCCGTCAGAACTTTGGATGTATGAAAGATGTTGGTGACATTTACTATGACATTGGTAAAATGTGGCATTCATTCTACATCAATGATCATATGATTAAAGATGGCCACTTTTCTATTGACTGTGTTGGTGAAAACTGTTATGAACTTGACATTCATCGTTCATTAGTCTATACAGAGTTTGAAAACATTTTAATTCATATTCTTCGTGAACAGAATGTTAATATAGAAAAAGCAGAGTTGATTATGTGTGTTGTAATCTTGTCATTCGCAGCATTGCATACTCATCCTTACTCTAAGTTTGCATTCTACACAGGTAAGTATCTTCTTAATCGTTGGTACAAAAAATATAGAGAGGTAAAATAGATGAATATCGCTATTGGTAAGTTCGGTCGTTCCTGCTTCTTTGATAAGTCAAGATGGTCAATCTACGCAGGAGACGACTCTCCATACATTTTCTATACGACATTAGCAAAACGCTTTCCACAACACAACTTTTATTTTATTGGCGGAAATGATATAAACAAATGTCGTGAAAAAGAGCAGCCACCGAAGCAAGTAGGATTTGGTGGATTTATGAACCCAAGAAAGATTGTTGAAACAGCTGAATCCGTCGTTCCTACTAATATTATTGATCTTTACCACCCAGCTGCTGATATGGCAAAAGCAGAAAAGATTGAAAAACACGATGCTTTAGTAAAGATTATGGAACGAGATGGCATCAAGATTGACTTTGGTATCTTTCTTCAAGGACCTGACCAATCAACTACATTGAACAATAAGGGCATCGTATGTAAAACCGACTTTAATCGTAATGCTATACCGATGCAAATGGCCACAAACTACTCTGCTCCGATTGTTCACTGCTTAAACTATTTTGGATTCCCTTGGGTGTCTGTGAATGAAGATCCTCGTTATGTTCCTATCAACACTCGTGATATCTACAACGATGAGTTGGAGATTCTTTCACAAATTGAAAAAGTTTGTAGAGTTGAAAGATGTAAAGGTTATTTTGAAGATTCAAAAGTTTTCAGACAACACGACTTGAAGTACAAATACTCTGGCATTGAAAAGATGTTCCTTGCTGATAAAAAGAAAATTGACTTCAGTGATCCTAATCATATTGTAGTTGGTGATAAAGTTTATCAAAAGAAGAACGACTTCATTATGACATTAAATGGCTCGCCTGACAGATTTGATTACTTGAAGCGTTGGGTACTTGACATCGCAAAAGATCAAGTTATTTATGGTAAATGGCCTGAAGAAACAATCAAAGGGTATGAAAAGAACTTTGAGTGTAAAGGGATTGTTGAGATTGAAGATCAGATGTGGGAATCAAAGTTTACTTATGTTCCTTGCTTTGAAAAGCGTCTCACTAACTTCGTAACACAAAAAGTTTGGAAAATGATTTATTATGGTATTATTCCATTCTGGGATAAATATTCATATGACACTGATGGATACTATAAAGATATGCCTGATTATTTCAAAGTTTCTTCACCAAAAGAAATGTGGGATAAAATTAAGTATCTTAATGAACACCCTGATGAATATAAAAAATATTTGAAACAATATTATGATCTTCTTGAGGATAAATACTTCAACGGTGACTTTATCGTTGAAACATTTAAGCAATACTTTGATAAGTACGGTCCACAACCTACAAGAAGAATTATAAACTAATTTGGAGGAAAAATGGCAACAGATGCATTTGCTTCAGCATTGGGCACAATTCAAAAGAAAATTGGAAACGCGATTAAGCCCGTTAATCAAAACCTTCTTTGTAAAAAGTTGATTACAGACTCACCACGTTTGAATTATGAGTACGGTGGAGGGATTAAGATTGGATGTTTCCACCGCTATATGGGACCTGAGTCAGGCGGTAAGTCTACAATTTGTACATACATCGCAGGTCAGTTTCAAAAGCATCTTGCAGAGCAACATCCTGACTTAGCAGACCACGACATCGTTGTCTATATGGACTTTGAGCGTTCTTTTGACCCAGACCACGCTCACGAAAATGGGCTGAACATAACATCAATATATGACGAAGATGGTAAGTACAATAAAGACGGTAAGTTTGTACTTTTGCAGCCTGACTGTTTGGAAGACGGCGCGCTTGCTCTTGAAGAGATGATTAAGACAGGCCGTGTTGCTGTTGTCATCTTCGACTCAGAGTCTATGGCACCTACTCGTACTGTAATGCAGGATGAATTCAACAAAGCGAATTTTGGCTCAGGTGCGAAAGCATTAAAAGAGTTCTGTAATCGTTTCAACATTCTTTGTGCAAATTATAACACAACAATGTTTATAATCTCTCAAGAACGTGCACAGATGGCCGCAATGAGTCACGCGATTGCAACAACCGGGGGATACTCGCTTAAATACACAGCATCAACTCTTAACCGTGTTCGTAAGATTGAAAACCTTACAGAAGGCAGCAAGATTGTCGGCATTCATATGCAGGTACGCAACTACAAGAATAAGACAGGCATCCCTTTCCGTGAATGTGAAATGGATCTTTACTACAAAGGAGGCTTTGACTCAACTGGAGAGTTCGTTGACTTCTTGGGAGAGTTTGCTGAAGATCCTAGATTGCTTAAATACATTGACTGTCGTTCAAAAGGTTATTACAATGCAAAGACCACTTTCGGTTGGAACTTCCACGGAAAAGGCTCTTTTGTTGAAGCAATCAATAACGGTGAAGTAAAGCCTGAAGAATGGGAAGCAATCAAGAATGCAATTCAGGACATCATCTCACACGAGATTCAAGGTAGAGAGTTTGTTGGCAATGAAGACCAAATCCTCGAACAAAACTTGACCGAAGAAAAAGCTGAGGAGCTCTCTAAAGCAGAAATTGCTGCTGAAGAAGAGGAAGCAAAAAATAAAACAACTTTTGTTAAAGAAGAATAGAACATAAATAATTCTTTTAAAGGCGGGTCTGCAAAACCCGCCTTTTTAGACTAATTTACTATGGCAGACAATTTTAGAATACATTTTGAAGACACTGAAGGTAAAAGCAATCTTCGCGGACAGAGTGAAGAACAAGAGAGTAAAAGCACTTTACCCAATCAAGAACCTGCTAGTGGAAGCAAGTCATACAGAGGCGGTGACTTATACTCTTCTTCATCAAAGAACACTTCAATAGAAATAGAAAACAATTCATCATCTTTTGAAAGAGATGTCTCAAAAGAAGCTCATAAGACCAACATTGATGTAGATGTTTATTCAGAAGATCCTGTAGGCGCATATGACATAAGTGAAAGTGACGCTGAGTATGCTGAGATGGTAGCAGCGCTCAGTGATGCCTATGGAAAGATTTTTAATGTTGATGTAGTTGATGCACAAACATCTAATGAAGGTCTTGGACTTTATGACAATGGTAAACAATTAGATCCTAATAAAATGAATGCATTAGCAAAGCAGCTCATCTATAGTACATTAGAAGATGTTTTGTTAGATAGAAGTGGTTCTTCAGGTCCAGGAAGCAATAATGGTGGAAATGGCAGTGGCAAAGATGATGGATACTCAAACACAAAAGATGGCGGTGACACTGCTATAAGTCCTGTGTTCAATGTCAACTTAAACGCTCCAGCGTCGAGCTTAGGTGATGGAACAAATCCTTATGTTGAAGTCTTACCTACAATAGATGATGCATTAGACAAGTTTTACACAGATTACACTTCAGTGGATGAGAACGCTAGCGCTGATGATGCATATGCAACTAATCCTCTTTATGGCAAGATTGATGCGACTAATGATGATGCATCTCAGTCAAATAGAACAGGTAAATGGGACTTAAGAGCAATGCCTGATGCAATGTCCAATATGTATGATGTTTACTTCCGTATAGTCGACAACGATACTGATGTTGATGGTAAGCAACTTACTCCAGGGCTCGCTGGTGTTGATAGTTTGTTCGGATCACGACTTCTTTCAGCAAGAATCTCTTCTATAGAGATACCTGCTTATGAAAGACAGACTGTTGATGTGTCTGCTTGGGGCGGAAAGATTGCAAGACCAACAGATGTGATAAGCACTCCGGGACAGTCATCATTCAGCATCAGAGGAGATACTCGTCTGCTTTACATTGACTTTATGAACACTCTCTCAGGTACTCCATTAGCAGATTATTTTAATGCTGGTAGTGTAGCATTTGAACTAAAAGATAATCTTGCATTCTCAAAGACACAAAACTACTTAAGGGAAGCTAGTAAAGAAGCTAAAGAAGCAAGAGAAGTGTATGATAAAGCAGTTGAAGAGCTAAACAAAAAGGCTGCAGAAGATCTCCAAGCAACACGCGATAAGATAACAAGCAACTATTTAGAAAACTTACCTAAAGAAGAAGCAAGAAAAGAGTTTATGAAAAGAACTGTCGAACGCTCTGAAAAACACGGAATCCCATTATATGCAGCAAAACTTGAACTTATGAATGAAGCTGATGGTGCACGATTAGCCGCTTTAACTGATGACTTAAATAAAGCTAAAGATTCTGAGAACTCTGGCTCTGCCGATTCTTTCTGGGCTTTTCAAAAAGAAAAAGCATCTCAAATGACAGCACTTAAAAGAGAGATGAAAAAGATACAACAACAGATGCAAGACCGTGACAAAGCATTAGCTGACGCTGCGAAAAGAGCATCTAAGAACTTAAAGAATGCAAAGAACAAAAAGAATGCTCAAATAGTAACTGCATACCTAAGAAATCGTCCTGCTGCAGTAGAGCGGCAGTCTACAGAAGAAAACGCTTACATCACTGGTGCATTAGCAAAAAACATCTCAATAAGGGGATTCGCAAAACCGTTTAATTCATTTGAAGATTTAAGCAATCATAAGAGAGTTGACATCATAGTTAGAAGAGTACCTCAAGGTGAAAGATTTAATTCAATAGCAACACCTAAGAAAGATGAGCGCTTTATCTTCGAAGATGTTAAACTTCTTGGAACATCAAATGGCATTCAGTTCAAAAGAGAAAGCGCTGACACACAAGACTTTACATACAACTTCATCTATAAAAGATTTTATAAACTCGACTACTATGCGGAAGATCCTGCTGCTTGGGTAAACTCTCAATTAGATAAATTGGCTGACTGGTGTGTTGATTGGACAAAAGAAAAACTTAAAAAGTAAGTTAATATAATCTATATGATTAGTATTTCATTTGACTCTACAGAAGACTTTTTACATATAACAATCAGCGGCAACAACTTTAGAGATCTTGTTGACTTTGTAAAGCTACAAGGCTGTAAGTGGGATCCTGAGCTAAAGTGTTGGACATTAAGCATAACAAAGTTTGATGACTTCAAGACAGCTGCAAAGTCTTTTGATGATGTTGACATTGATATGTTGACTATATCTGAAGTTGAAAGATGGAAGAACAACCTAACTGAGTTGGAGCTGTATAGACGCGCTTTTAAGCAAGAGCTTTTGACATTCCCGCCACTTCAAGGTAAGCCGCCTTATGAAGACTACCAAATAGCAGACATTACAAGAGGTATCTGTCAAAATAGATTTTTATTCCATCACGAGATGGGATTAGGTAAGTCATACATTCTAACTGCGCTAATAGAGCACAAAAGACTTTATGGTGACATCTACAAATGTTTAATCTTTTCAACTCCAATTGGAACACGCAACCTTAAGGCTGAGTTGTTAAAGCACGGAAAGAATATGAAGGAAGAGGACATCATTACATTCACTTCAGCTGGTGCAGTCCCTTTTGAAGATCGTGACATCTTCAACACTGAAAAGTATCCTCAGACAATCATCATTCTATCTTATGACGCACTGAAGTCAGTAAGCAACTACTACTATGACAAAAAGTATGGAACAAAGACAAAGAAGCATCCGTCTACAGGAAAGAACTATAGAGCTAATTGTATGCCAATAAAAGAATGGCTTGGGGGAAGACCAGGCGGACTGTTCCTAGACGAAAACCACTCTCTTGCGGTACCTTCATCAAGAAGAACACAAGTTATGAACTGGATTGTGCCTTACTTTAACCAAAGATTCTTGTTCACAGGGACATTAGCTGATAAGTATGAAAAGCTGTATGAGCCTTGTTGGATTCTTGACAAAGCTTTAGTTGGTGGTATGGACTATCAGACTTGGTGTGAAGCTTACAATGAACTTGGCAATAAGTACTCTGCATACGCAATCAACCCTGATAAGTGGGACCTTATAAAGCTTGAACAGTTGAACATCGAGATGATGAAAAAGTATTGTTCTAAAAGGGAGATGGTGCAATGTCTTGACTTGCCACTCAACTATGAAGTACCTACTATCTACTGTGATATGTCTCCACTTCAAAGAAAGATTTATGAAAGATTTAGCAACTTTACAGCTCAAGAACAATCTGTTTTAGCAGGGAGCGGCGGAAAGTCCTTTAGTGAACGAATGGTGAACTTGTTTCAGTATCTTCAAGGCGCAGTTGACAATCCAACTTGTTTACAGAACAGTTCAAAGTTTGAAAACTTTCCTGAAGACCTAAAGCAAGACATACTAAAGTTTAATTGGAACAAACATTCTGCTAAAGCGGAGATTGTTGATGACATTGTAGAAGAACGTTCGGGCGAGTATGGAGAGAAAGGCATCATTTGGTACTTTCATCCTCAAACGAAAGATGCATTAGTTGAAAGGTATAAAAAGTACAACCCAGCAGTCATATCAGCTGATGTGCCTATGGACGACAGAGTTAACATCATCAACAAGTTTCTTAAAGATCCAAAGCAAAAGCTTATTATAGCATCTATCAATGTAATGAACACATCAGTCACTTTGATTGAGTGTAAGTATGAAGTGTATGTTGAAAAGACTTACAACTTTGTTGTGTATACGCAAAGTAGAGGGCGCATATTTCGTCCAGGCCAAAAGGATATAACAAGAACATACTCAATGCGTTATGACAACTCTTTAGACAACTTACAAGAACTCAACTTGAAAAGTAAAGGTGAAACACTCAACTCACTTTTCAATCAACAGTACATCTCAGCAAATGTTTGGAAAAAGCTCTTTAGCCTACAAAAAGGGCAATCGATCTAATTTATATGGAGGATTAAAATGCAAATAGCAATAGTCATATTGCTCTCACTTATTCTTGTATCAAACTTATTTATTCTTTTGAAAGCTTCAAGACTTAATCCTAGTAAGTTTATGGAGTTGTTCACAACACAAAATGCGGAGTCTGTTGAAACAGCAATTATAACTGATCTTATACAGTACTGTGAATCCAAAGGCATTCAAGGTGTTTACTTTGACACTAAAGGAACGACTGCAGGACTGTCATACGAAAAAGATGGAGAGACAATTCGTGTAGTTGACCTAGTGTTCCCGATGACAAAAGTGGGCTCATCAGAGTACTTGTCATCTTTAGAATATCAAAAAGAACTTATAGACAACTTTTGCGGAGGTGTAAAAAATGCTTAAGTTAAATAAATTAGAAGTTGGGGTTTTTCCAAGTTCACAAATGCAAGGTATGCCAGTCATTCACTTTAATCTAATTGATGATGGCAATCAGTATGATTTAGACGGCGACGGAAGACCCACTCAAGAAAGTTTGGTAAAATGTTCAGAAGCAATTTTGAACGATATTAAAACTGAGCTTGAAAACAATCATTGGGAAGATATGTGGATTGACTTCCTTCTTGCTAAAAAGTATGGTGTTTTCACTGGTGACGAAATGGCGTCTGAAAAGAATGTCTATTGTTCTGACCTTCTTTTCAAAATGATCTCACATATATCTCACGCTATGCAAAATGACATTGAAGAAGTTGAGTTCCGTAAGCGTCCACCAATGTTTGTGTTCGCTGGTACACCAAAGTACTATACAGGACTTAAACAGTTTTATGAAAACTTTAATGTAGTGTTTTGTAGAGTTACTCCAGACACTCCAGAAAATATGTTTGCTTTCCTTGAAATGCAAAAGCATACTTTCTGCAATGTTGAAACAGTTGCGTCAAGCGCTGATGATGTAAAGACTTTTTATAAAAACTATCTTGAAAATGCTGATACAGGCACTGACCCTAACAGAACAACTATCATTATAGAAAGTACAGAAAATGCTGATGAGATTTTTGGAAAAGCAAAAGAACTTGGCATTCGTGTAGTTGCTTCACTAAAAGCAGTGACATCAGGGACATTGGACATTTAGATGAAAGTAGGGGATCATTGTTTTTTAAAGAATGCAAGTGCTGAAACATCAGTGTTTTATCAAAGAATTAAGAACACTGGTCTCCCATTGATCTGCCCTTGTGGGCTTAAAGACACAGATGAGCTTGTTATCACAGACAAGCTCACCGATAAGTTTTTTCTATTAAAAGTTTTAAGAAATAATCAACTTACTGTTGCTAAGTTTTCCGACTTACTTCAAGCCTAAAAGTTTGCAAAGTTGAGTGTAATTTACCCAAGAGAAAAGATTTCTTGAAACTGTCTCATCTTGTTTAGACACTTTATCATTATTCGTTTTCTCTTTTGCTTTTTTCACCTTATCTTTAGCAGCTTTATATATTTTTTCAGCTGAATTAGCTAAAAAGCTAATACCTTTATCTTTATCATTTTTAAGAGCATTCCCAGCATTTCTAAAATCTGCAGTTAAGAACTCATATACAGCTTTCTTCAACTGATCCTCTGCTTCTTTTGTCTTAATGCGTTTATCTTTATTTTTTGTCCACCATTCAAAAGACTTTGCATAAGCTATAATAAACTTAATGTTATTTTCTTCTTTATTAAATGCTTTAGTAAACTCCTCTTCACTTTCAGGTAAGTCTGATCTTTTACTAACTTCTGCTTTAGGATTTTGGGCCATCTTTGCGACTTCAGTTATAAGTGGGAGAATCTGTTTGTTATTTGGATTTTCATAATTACCAAGTCCGCCTGCTTTAATTACAACTGGGCTATTAGGCTCAGACTGAATGTTCAAGTTTTGTGGAACAACGAATATGTAAGAATGGCCTTTTTGTACTGTGTTTGATGATTTAGCCATCATTACAAGATTTTCGATGTCTGTGTCGAATCCATCACTTGAAACACCTAAATTGTTAATTGCTTGTTTAACCGCATCATTAGGGTGTTGCTCATAAAGTGTCTTTATACTCGAAGCGGTAAGACCCGCGCTATCAACATTCACAAACCAAGTTTTTGAACTGCTTAATTGTTCTTGTGTTAAAATACCTTTAGAAACAAGTTGAGCTCTATCATTAATGAATGCTTTTAATGTTTGTGCATTTGGTGCAGCTGCATTACATACGATGACAACTTTATCGCCTTCATCTTCAGCGTTCTGTGTTGCAGGTGCTTGACCTTGAGCTGGAGCTTGTTGTGACTGTGCAGCTGCTTGTGGAGCTTCTGCTTCGTTAAGCCTGTCATAATTCTCTTCAAACACAGAAATATTTTCAAAATATTTTCCATACTCTTGCGGAAGAAGTCGACTTAAAATATCTACATTTTTGTTTTCTGTAATAAAAACAAGATTTTCACAATTATCAGAAATTGCTCTTTCAACAAGAGCATCTGCTTTTTCAGGAGTAAAGTTTCCTTCCATCTTTAAAGTTACTACATCATCTTCAGTCCATCTTACAAAAGCATCAACTTGCATTTCAGCAAGGTACTCTGTAGACTTTTCTGTAAAATAGCAAATTCCTGTCATATTTTTCCTCTTGTTAATTAGTATGATATAGCTAAAATAGAATTGCTCAGGCGGATTTTTCCCACTTTTTTAGCTATATTGGAACAATAATAATAAAAAGGAAAGGATAATATTTATATTGAACTTTTACATATTTTCTTTTATATTATTTTTGTAAATCACGAACAAAAGTAGCAATAATATGAAACTTTATATAAGACAGGTGCGCGAAATCATCAAAGAACTTGGTGTTCAAGCAAATGCTAATACTGTTGAAGGACCTTGGGTTGATGAAGATGAATACGATCGTGAAGCATATCGTTTCAATCTTTTGAAAAAATACGGTGAAACTTTTTACCCTGATGTTGAGTTTGATGCAAATGATCCTCGTTTTGCTTGGACAAGCTTCGAATTTAAAGAAAGATTTGTTGAGGTAAAATAATGGAACACTATAAAATTATTTCAGATATGAATGAACTTCAGTGGTACTTTGACCACATTATTGCGAAGCCAAGGAATGATGAAGCTTACGCTTTTTGTATGGCATCTCGACATAAGAAATTGACCAAAGAAGAACGAGAAGAACTCGGCCAGTCAAGTGATGATGAAATGCTTGACCCACAAGTTGTCTTCCCAGGACTTAATGGTGAATGGGATTTTCTTCGTTGGGCAAAAGGTATTATGAAGTACGAGGTACCGAAGCTTGCTTATACAACTCGCAAATGTAAACCTTTCCTTGAAAAGACGCTTGTTCTTTACAGTACACCAAATCCTTCTGATGAACGCAACGTTATACAAGAACTTAAGTCATACATTGCAGTACACGAAAAAGAGTTGATTGACTCTGCTCTTAAAGGTTCAAAAGATGGTGTTGGCAAGTCGCTTTACAAGCTTTGTCATTCATTAGTAAAGTTTAAGAGACTTCAATTTGACTGCACAGGCTCACGCAATTGGGTTGACTTTGATCTTGATCTTAATGATGAAGGTAAGAAAAGACGCGATGAAATCTATAAAACAGTTCACGCAGAGTTTCTTTCAAAGTTTGGTAGAAATAGTTTTGCTGCTGTTCAGACCTCAGGCGGTTATCACTTCATTGTTATGAAGTCAAAACTAAACTTCAATCCGCATCAGTTCTGTAAAGACATTCTTGAGTCACACGGCTTCACTGAGTTTGCGGATGAGTTTAAGTATAACAAAAACAATATGTTGCCAACTCCAGGTACATATCAGTATGGTACTCCAGTAGTTGTCATTAATAAAGAAGACTTTGATACTAACTAATAAGAGGATTTTTTTTTAAATGACTGTAAATGAAATATTTGATGCAATTAAAGATTACAAAGATCTTGATATTTGGGTTGACAATGGTGACCAAATGTGGGCAGCTAATGGCACAATGGAAACTGCACAAGAGATGCTTGACGCCATCGAAGAAGGTGCAAGAGTTGAAGCAAGAATCTACTATGACGAAGATGGGAACAGAGTTCCTAGTGATGAATACAGTTCTGATGTTGATGTAGAAACAGTTTTCGACTCAGATGACTTCATCGCAAACGAGTATGGTGACGGAAAGCGTTTTGTTAAAATAGACGATGACTCTCTTGAGAGATTTAGACAGCTTGGAGTTTTTGGTGTTTACAAAGCAATTAAGAACAAGTATGGTAAAAAGCACTGTTTCTTTGATAATTGGGCCCACCAATTTGCATACAAAGATGATACACGCACAATCTCTCTTTCAGTTTATAAAAGTGCAAATGGCGAACCTGATGAAAGCGACTATATGTACTTTGACAAAAAAGAAAACTACAAAAATACCGCTACTTATCAAGTATCTTCTTGGGATGAAGTTATTGAACACTTTATTGATGAAATAGAAGAAATATAAAAGAACTTTATTAAAAATAGAAAGGCGAGCAAGAAGCTCGCCTTTTATGTTATATAATTTGTAAATTTTGCGCTGCGGGGCGAATATAATTGTCGATTTCGTACACGACCTGAGCAAGATGCTTAGATAAGTATGCATCACCTGAAAGACCACCACTTGCCTTATGGCGCTCTGCCCAAACACCTTTACCTTCAGGTCCTGTGAACTTATAAATCGACATACCTGCTTTGTCGCAAGCTTCCCAGCCGCCTTGATAGAACCAAGAAGGATCATCACTATAAAACTTTGCATCGCAATTATGTACAACTTGTTTAAGTGCTTGTTCTAATTGCGTGTACCCCATACTCTTTTCATCTTTCAAGTACTGATTGACATTGTACCAACGAATACATAGTGTATACTGTCCATTCTTACCTTGAGGTAAGTTAGTTGATGCAATGAATCCTGTTGCCCCGTAAGTAGAGTTGGCAAAGAAGATCATCTCAAGAAAGTCCTTCTTTTTATAGTAAGCAGCTTGAGCTAGGTCAATGTTGAAGTCATTTTGATAACGCTTGTCAAGATGCTTTTGTGTAAGTCCTGACACAGCATTAAGTGAGATTGAGTCAATAGTTGCTTCAAGAAACAATTCCATTATACACCCCCTAGAATATCTGCAGCAATCTGTTCTTGAACTTTTCTTTGACTTTCAGCTTCATCATCAGTTAAGTTGGACATTTTAGCTTCATACATCTTTTCAGCAACTGCTGCTTCAACAGATGTCTCATTAAGTTTCTGTAGTGATCCTTCACGCAGTCCTTTAAGCACAGTGATTGAGTCATTTAATGGAGAGTTTTCGTAAATCTTTGGTACCAACATTGTATGTGAAACTGTTCCACCATTGCTAGCGTTGTTAGGCTTCCAATCTTTTCCTTGCCATTCAGTGAAGTGATTGCTTTCCATAAACTGGAAGAATAGTTGATCTTTGCTTTCTTTATATCTTTGTGATACTTCACGAAGACGCTTTTGCTTCAACTCTGCTAAGCGGGCTTTTCTTTCTCTTAGGCGAGCTTTAGCATCTGCTTTTGCTTCCATAACTTCATCGCCGCCCATATCGTCGTCTCCGCCCATATCATCACCGCCGAAGTCAAAGTCGTCTCCCATATCGTCATCTCCGCCTTCACCATCTTCATCTCCGCCAATAGGCTTTAAGAAAGATGAGAGACGCATCCACTTTTGAATGTCAGTAGGATCCAAGAAAGAATACTTTGAAAGAATGTCAGTGACAACATCTTCAGGTAAAGGCTCGCCTTCTTCGAGACCGATTGCTCTAGTGATAAGGTCCATAACGCTTCCTGCCATCTCAAGAGTTGCTGCACGAGCTTCTCTCTTCTCTTGCCCCATCTCTTCAGCAGGGAAGCGCATTGACAAGATGAACGGTGTGTTATAGTCAAACTCTCCAGTGATCGCAAAGTGTAAACGAATAAGTTCACCAATACCTTCAAGACAAGCAGATTGTATAGTGTAAACGTGGCGGGCAAAAGGCTTGTACTGCTCAGTCAATGAAACGCCTGAGTTACCAAAGCCGCCAAACTCTTGGTCAAGATATGCCTTAGGAACACCTGATGCAATAGCAACTCTGTCTTGGTAAAGTTCAATGTCGCCAACGAAGTCAATGTCACATTTAGATTCTTTTACTTCAATATCTATAAGGCCTTCAGGAACCCACATTTTAGTGTTTGCTGTATAAACTTCTCCACCTGCAACATCAGCTGAAACACCTAAATTGTCATACTCTTCGCGTACTGTGTTCACGTGCTCAAACTGAACATCAGGTCCCATACCTTCTGCACCTTTAACTTTGAACATCGTAACTGGGAAAGACATTTGACGAGCAAGTCCTTGTAGCATCATAGATGAAAAGCACTGTTTGAAAGGTGCAATACATCCTAAAAGAGGCGGTCTTCCGTAAGGATAAAACTCACTGTTTTCTGCATTATATCTAAAGTGAGTGATCTCCCAAGGCGGACACATAAGGCCGTCATAAAGTTCATATCCAATAAGTTTTGTGTCAAATGAATCCGCAAGATTTTCATCTAGGTCCATTGTCTTTTTATTTTGAATAATGTCTACTAGTGCTTGAATCTTTTGTTGGCGATTTTTGTTTGCTGAAATATATCCGTTCTTTTGTGCAAGGTACTCTGCCATATGAACAGGTGAAAACTCAAGGCGTTCTATAACAGTGTTTACTTTAATAGGCTTAATACTTTCAATACCATTCATACTTACTTTATGAGTCCAGAATGATTCACCATAAAGTTCAAGATCGTGACATACCTGTTGAAGTCTTGCTTGAGTGATCCCCCATCTTGCAAACAATTCATAACACTTTGATGAAAAGTTGGTGTTTGGAGACTCTATAGTTAGAATACGATCTTGTACATCAAGTTGTGTTGCTTCAGCTGCACAAAGTTCTACAACACGGTAGCCAAAATTGTCATTATAATAAAAGAACGAAAGTTCATTTAATCGACGCTGTCTATCTTGAATGTCGTTATAAGACAATGTTGTTTCAGTCATATAAGCATCAAAATACTTTTCAAGATTTTCTGTCAACTTTTCAGATTTGAATACTGAGCCGAGAGCGGCGTTCTTAAAGCGGTACGCATCATTGTTCAAGTCAACACGAACGAACTCCATACCAATCTTTGATGGTAAATCTTGTCCACCTGGAGTTCCTTTCTTTGCTCTAAAACCGAAAACTGAAGAAAGTCGATTTATATAAGAACTTTTTAATATACTTGATGCTGGAGCTTTTCCTGATCTATAAAAATCGTCAGCCATAAATACCTCATTATTTCTTTATTAGTAATTAGTTTGCAGACACAAAAAGGCAGGAAAAACCTGCCTTCATATATTTTGAATTGTATTTTTACCAAGCTTCTTTGAAAACTTTTTTAGCTGTTGCAACTATTTCAGGTGTCAAATCACTAGGAACTCCAAAATATGTAAGTGCTAAAGATCTTTCTGTCCATTCCATAATTCCCCAGTCTGAAAGACCAGTTGCTTCTGTAATCGCATCTTTAACTTTTTGATGTTCACCGTGTAAGTCATAATATTCTTCGTAAGAAGGCCCCATTTTAAGAGCAACTCTCTTAATACCGTTTTCTTTAAGTTTGTTGCCTGATGTTTCTTGTCATTCTCTTACCCAAGCATCTAAGTCGGCATCGTCTGACATTGCGAAGTCAACATCAGTTTCATCTTTCCAACCACCAAACTTATCACCACCTTCGAAGTCACCGCCAAGAACTGTTCCTTTACCATCATCATCAATGATCTCTGGTGCGTTGTCACCGCTTTTAAGACGATTGGCATAAGCAGCTGCTTTAGTTCTTTTTCCTATTCCACCTTCACCATCACCCATCTGAACATAGCTAAATGGGTCATAATCGCCTTCATCATCTTGATATTCAGAGTCTCTTGTTGGGAAGCTGTCTGCAAGATGATTGTTCATATCATCGTATGGATCTGTTCCGCCATACTCATCATCATAGTCATCCCAGCTCCAGTCTTCCATTTCGTCACCTTCATACGTATCGATGTCGTCAATGTCCCATTCTTCAATGATTTCTTCAAAAAGTTTGTTATTCATATTTCCCTCTAATACTTTTGTGTTTGCTATCTTTTTACACTCCTCAAAAAGACCATAGCAGTCTGCATTTGATAAAGCAGTATCTAAATCTTTAAAAGGACCCATTTCATTATAAAGGCCATTAAGAACTGTGTAAAGATAAACTTTTACACCTTCTTTTTCTTTAATAAAAATAACATACTTATGATTACCTGCTAGCGTGCGGCGACCATTAGCGACAGCAAGAAGTTTTCCCATACCCTTTATAACGTTTTTTATTTCTTTTGCGTCTTCTTCTTTAATACAGCATAAAGGATCATCTCCTTTTGAGATGAATCTTTGAAAAGTTTCAAGATTGGCTGCTGTACGAGCTTCAAGATGAAGACCGCAGACATCATCAAAATGATTCATTTACTTGTCTCCTGTTTAATTAGTTTGTACTTTTTCAACTTTTATATAATCTTTATCAACATAAATAATGTCGTTTATGTTTTGTGGTGTAATATCTTGGATCTTTGGCTGTGCGTATACTCTTAAGTTGATGTACTGTTTAATCAAAGATCTTAGCTTGTCTATATCAGTGTCTTTGTTAAAGTTTTTGATTGAAGAAAACTCTAAATAATTGAGTGGAATATAGAACACACCAGTTAAAGTTTTTTCATTAGTGTTCATAGTGAAGTCGATGTCAACACCGTTAACATACTTTGTGTTTTGTTTATAGTAACGACTTTCAACTTCTACGATAGATTCATCAAGCTGAGATGAGTACTCTTTATAAGCACCTGTTGCTGTAGTTTCATAAGGACGAATCTCTGTAGGTGCTTTGCTGAAGTCTTTCAACTGTTTCATATAGGCTACATCAGTGATTCTGTCAACTGTATCAAATTGAGCAACACGACATTGAAGATTTTCAAAGTCGGTACCTGCATTATCATATGTTGTGTAATCAATTTCATTTGACTGAGTAACATATTCACTTGTTTTACCGTCAAGCAATTTTGTCTTTGCATCGAAAATAGTAGTTTCACCACTTTCGTCTATACGGTTATCAAATAAAAAGAATGTTCTGTTTTTATCAATTTTTGATGAATCATTGATAAACTCTAAATCAACTTTTAATAGATAATCTGAGTTTACTGTACAATCCTTAAACCCTTGATGAATCAAGTCGTTCATATAAACACTGTCAAAGCTGAAAGGAATGCTTACAACATAATTATTGTTTACAAAAGTAGCATCTATATTGTCATTATCAACTTTTGCAACTGCTTCAGTGATAACAGATACAGTGTCAGTAAACTTAAACGTTTTTGCTAAAGCAATCAATTTTGAAGTGTATATAGGTTCGTTAAAGTCTTGATTAAATATATCGTAATCTTCTGCAATAATCTCTCTAATACGCTCAGCAATTTCATCTTCTGTGTAGTCATATGAAGATGATGTAACTTTGAATGATGTCACAAGTTCAATCAAATTTGGCTGAATAAACTTTATAGTATCTGATGGACCTTTCATATCGTAAATAGATGTTTGTAAAGGACTTAAAAATGCGTCATCAACTTCTTCATCTGGGATTTCTTCGCCGTTTGATAACATTGCTGTGATGTTGATGTTACTTGAGATTGTGTTCAATTCATTAGCAACTTCTTCCTTGATGTCCTCTCCAATTGTCGTGTCAATTTGTTCAGTTGTTATACTTTCATCTGGAAAGATTTTACAGTGCAATAAGTTGAGAGGCGAATACTTTTCAATAGAATTTAAGTAAGCTTTGTTAGTTGCGATAGTATAAGACTTTAAGTATGATGTAGGCGCATTTGTTTTATAATCTTCAACAGCTTCTATGTCCCGACCACCGCTGATTGCACTAACATTAGTACAAGATAAGAACGTTGAATATGTATCTGTTCTAGGATCTTTAATCTTATACCCAGTTGGAAGAATCATTGTGTTTACTTGGTACTTTGCGTTGATATTTCCTGCTGCGCCAAGTGTTTCAACATATTTAACATACACAACGCCTTCAGGAGGAATAGCACCGCTTAAACCGTCGCCAAACTTTATCTTAATGCCACTTTCATCTTTTAGAATCGACTTTTCAAAAACATTGTCTATAGATGATGCTCTTGAAAGTTTATCAATTTCTGTAAAGATTACAGGTTCACCGTTGCGAGGCTGAACATATACTGAAAAGTAATTGCAAGAAATCTCATTAGATGCAGCATCAACATCTAATGTCGGTAAAACGAATGATTGAAAGCGTGCATCAGCAGTTGTGCGGCCAATAGACACAGTCTTCTGAATACCTTGCATTACAGGGATCTTAAGATACTTGATGCCTTTCCATCCACCGCGTGACTTAAACGCTTCAAGGTCAACATCATTCATTTCAGAGTATTTTTTCTTTAAGGTTTTTGAAGATACAACTTCAGTTGAAAAGAACTCAACTCCGCCGCCAGTGACAAATCTCGTACCCTTTGGAATTGAATACCCTTTATCACAAGTCCAAGGAACAAGGGCGTGTCTTGCAGACTCATCAGCTGTTTCCGCTTTTGTGATATCATCATAATCCGATTCTGCATCAAGATCATAGTAATAAGATCCATAATAAGAAAGACGGTCCTTTCCTTCAGCGTCTGTATGTGATACAACTATATACCCTACTGCTGAATTAGGTAATTGTCTCTTATATGAAAGTAAATCACCTTGAGCTTCAAGTGATGAAAAGTCCATAGCTGTTTTCCATTTCTTTTCACGATAAAGCTGTTCCATATAACGGTCATCTTCAGCTCCCGACTCAGCTATAACTTTAAGAATATTACCTACAGTTCCTTTCTGTAAAATAAGAGGCCAATTTGAATCTTTTCTAAGGCCTGTCAGCATTCTTGCTAATTTGCTTTCTGTATCAAATCTCTTCATATTAAAAAACCTTAAATAATTAGTTCTTTAACTTAAGACCGAATAACAAATCCCGAAGAAATTATTTTTGATTATATATTCATATTAACACAAAAGGCTCCCCTTTCGGGAAGCCTCTTATAATCAAAACTTTTTAGTTTTTATTAGTTTTCTCTTACTTTAGCATTAGGGTTAGAGTATTTCAACATACCACCAACTCTGTTGCCTGTTGTATCTTTCAATCCTTTGATGTGGATAAGTGCAAGATAACGACGGTTCATAACAGCCCAATCACCGTATGTAGCAAGACCTGCTTCTTTGTAGAAGTTCTTTCTTTGGATAATACCAGTGTTGAAGAATGGGATTAATGTACCGAATGCGATAGCAACATCGCCTTCATTTTCGTCATCTTTCCATACACACATAATTTCGTTTGTAGGAATAATGCTTGATGGAGCTTTGAATGTAGGGATTCCACCGAATTCACCAATTTGGTAAATACCTTTTGCTGTTTGACGGCCTTTTTCAGAGAAAGTGCCTTTAACCAATTTAAGGTAAGAACCTGCAGAGAAACCTGCAACCATTCTTGATACACCACCACGGTTGATGTCGTTAACCATAACGTCTGTTACAGTGTCAACTGCTGATGGGAATGTTTGTGCTGTGTGGAAGTAACCTTCGATGTTTTCACCGTTGCCGTAAGCTGCATCAAACTCAACGATATAGTCTTTGTTAGAACGAGCTACACCATAAGCAAGTTTGAATGAACGAAGGTCAAGGTTGATACGGATTGCATCACCAGCATAAGTTACCAACATATCTTGAGCAGAAAGTCCGAATGAAGCATCAAGTGTGATTTCTGCAAGTTGTGACCAAGTAACACCGATTGTTGTTGGGCGAGGTTCAAACTTATAGTCGCTCATAACAAGTTCGATTTCTCCAAGGTTGTCACCTAAGAAGTCATTTTCAAGGTCGAAACGAGCAACTACTTTGATGTCTTCAGCACCAGTAGCTTTTACAGTGATTTCGATTGATCCGTCAGTTTCTAAAGTTTTTGTAGTAACTTCAGCATCAGGGTATTCTGCTGTGTTATAGAAGAAGTTTCCTGTTCTTTTGTTTTCTTCAGCGATAGGATATGTTTCATCACCATCGTAAACTTTCATATAACCTTTAAGAAGTTTTGCAGCGTAAACGAATGGATTACCATTTGGATCTGCTTTTGCAGGAATTACGAATGTATTTTTTACTGCATTACCTTCTTCATCAACTTTGTTAGGAATGTTGATAAGTTCCTGTGTGAAGCGATCTTCAGTGTTTTCGTAAAGAGCACGTTGGAAATCATCTTCGTTGATGTCATTGTATGTTTCTTTGTATTGAGAAGCATCACCATAAGCACCAGCTAAGTTAGATGTGTGTTTGTCGTGTAAGTCACCATCGTGTACTGTTTTTGAGTAAACAGGTTTGATGTACTTGATAGAATCTTTTGCAGATTCCATAGCGAACTCAGTAAATACTTTGTTGCGGCAAGTGTTAGGCATTGCTAATCTAACGAGTCTCAACATATTTTCAGGTGTGAAACCTTGGAAAGAAGTTGACAACTGTGCTTCTGTCATTTTAGCCATTGAAGCTGCTTGTGTTTGAAGGTTGATAGCTGTGTTACGAGCTACTGCTTCAGGAAGTTGTGTTAAACCAGCACCAATTTTTGGAATACGAGCCCAAGATTCTACGAACTTAGCGCCGCGGAATTCTCTTTCAGTTCTTGCGAGGTGTTTGCGTGTTGCCTCGCGTAAAGCTGCTGCATCTTTTTGTGCAGTCATTGCGTTTGTTAAAGCCATAATAAATCACCTTATTTATTTTAATTTTATTTTTATAAAATGATTTTGTTGCTATATTGATGTTTAGACATTTAATTATTCTATTCTATGAGGTATTTATTGTCCTCTTATCTGCATTTATTAAGCAAAACCAAATCAAAATTATAGTAATTAGTTAGTATATGATAATTGTAAAAGTTTTAAGAATTTTCATCTGGATAGATGACATTCTCTTCAGGTAAAGAATTATCATCAAACTCGATAGGAACTATAAACAATTTATCACTTCCTAATAAAAAATATTTGTGTATCAAGTCTTTAATATCACAAATAACTTTTCCATCTTTAATTATTTGAGAGTATGAAAATGCATTGAAGTCTGGATTGATTACAACTTCATCATACTCACAAATTGGAATAAAAAACATACACTTACTGGTAAAGCCATTACAAAAAACATATGCAGGCTTTTTCCATATATTCACATAGTCTTTTACTGTCATATTACTCTACCTCATATCTTGCAGTATAGTCAATGCTTTCATAGTCGCCGTCCCAAAGAGCAATGTGGTCAGAGATCTTACAAGATGGACCAATAATGTTAACTCCATCGCCATCTGCACCATATCCTTGAAATGTTATGTTAACATTTTTTACAACATCATATATGCTTTGAGGAACTCTAAATCTTAAAGGCTCTTTTACGGCTACCCAAGTATTCCATTGTCCGAATGCAGTGCTATCGCTTGATGTAAGTATAGCAGAGCCTTCCTCTATAAAAAGATTTACAATATTTGAGTATGAGAACGGGTAGCCACCAAACTTATTTACCGACTTTGGAATAAAAATTGTTTTTATTCTTGCACCAGCAAACATTGCGTTGTTTTCCCAAGACCATACTTGGTCATCTCCGCCAACTCTTTTTAGCTCATTGTTAAACACAACTTTTCTTAAGAACGAACAGTTTTTGAAAGTGTTACCGCCTGAAGATGTAACATTCATCGGATAGTAAAACTCTCTCAATGATACACAGTTTGCAAATGCGCTGTGTAAGTCAGTGTCTGCTGTCCAGTCAACATATTGTGCTTCCATTACGCATTTACTGCAATCAAGAATGATTTGTCTTGTAGACTCTCTTAAAGACTCAGCAATCTTCAAGATAGCTTCTTTTGTGATCTCATCAGAAAGACGAATGATATGCGGTGAGCCATCTTCTCCTATGTCAGGTAGTCCTTTAATGATTTCAGCAATTCTTGTTCCATTTGAAACGCTTTCATCATAGTCGACTACAACATACAAGATTCTTACTGGTCCGACTTCATTCATAATGTAAACTTCACCGGAGCCACTGTTATAGTCATACACACATTCTTTTATAGATGATGTACTTGGGTTATCAACTGATACAGAAGATCTCCACTTTTCATCAGATGTATCTAACGTTTCACTTATTCTAATGTTTGTGTTGTTTCCATTTATAGAAGTAAACCCAACTTTTACAAAAGCCTTTCCTAAGACATTTAATGTCATCGCAGGATCAGATTGTCCACCTGCTTCAGCAAAATCAATGTAGCCTGAGTTGTTAGCTTTAGTATCTTCATACCAAGATGTAGCTTTTGATGATGTAATGCTTAAGCCATTTGTTAGAGAGTAGCCATCATTGTCACCGTCTTGATTCCAACTTGCGTCTCGGATAGTCTCTGTCACAGTGTTATAACTTATATAAGTAGAATAGTATCTAAATGTTCCAGACTGATAAAAATAATACTCTCCTGCTGGAAGATCATTAAACATACACCATTGTGCTGAGTAAGCAGGCACACTTACATAGGGAGCTGCTTCCTCACCAATATGTCTGTCTGAACGGATTTTGAACAATCTAATGTTTCTTGATGAGCTTGTGTAGTTGTAAACATAAAAACCAATAGAGCCCGTGTTATTTCCTGGGATTGACGCATAACCTGCAAGATCTGCATTAGTAAGCTGAATGTATGAACCTCGTGTATCAGAACCAAATCGTATACCGTGAGATGCTGTAGTTGTTTCATCATTATAAGTATAGTTTACATTTTCATACCAATGTAGTCCATAGTATCTTTGATTGTGCGCATAACCTATACCAAAAGATGTTGTACCAATGCCTAAAAAGTCGGTTCTTCTTGTAAGGTTGTTTTGTGATGAATAGTACTGTGCTTCTGATGAAGCGGTTGTCTTTACATAAGGAGCTGTTAAAAACTCCCAAGTAAAGTCACTGAATGTACTGAACTCAAAGTCTATGACTTCCGTCCCAGTGTCAGAATCGTCATCCAACTCGATAACTTCTGACAGTGCTCCATCATTATAGGTCGTGTATAGCGGAGCTGAAAGTCCTGCTGGGATCTTCGACCAACCTGCAAAGTAAATGTTTGCAGGCGCTGCGGATTTAAACTTAATACCATAGTAGTAAGTTCCATTATATTTTGCTAACACAAGGCGTGCTTTCTTGTCAAAAGTTGTTGCACCTTTGATGAGGCGTGATCCTGTAGATGTCAAAGATATCTGATAGTGCCCAAAAACGCCCGCACCAACTTCTAAGACTTCTCCGCCTATAACACCCATATCAGTTTCTAAGTCGGTATCTTGCTTACAAAGCAAAATCACTGTTCTTTCTGAAGTTGTTTCTGCAATCTTGTACTGTGATTTCCAATCAACACCTTTATGATCCGCTTGTGTTGTGACTGAGTCGATAATAATGTCTTCTTTTAACTTTGTTTCATAATTCTCGTTTTTAGTGATGTTTACTTCATCTACTAAACCTGAAACAATCTGACGATATTTGTTGCCTTCTTCATCTTCAAGAACAATTCCTAATGTCTTGTTGTTGCGATTGTAAAGCAACTCACGAGTGAGAACTTCACTGATAGCATCAGCTTCGCGTTCTTGTGTAGTTGTTGCAATTCTTATCGGATTGCGATGTTTTTTGTCTGCCATAAAATACCCCATAAATTGCTTGGTGACAAGCCAAGCTTCCATATTGATTTAGTTACTACTAATTTATATGAGAAACTGGCAGGCACGTCTTGCAATGAAGCAGGACCGACTTAAAAGAAGAATAACTGACTTGCAGATAGAGCACGAAGGTGTCCCAACTGACTGTCTTAGAATAAGACTCAAGAAAGATGATGAAGATGATATACAAACAAGAGTCATAGAAAGAGCTGATGTGATTCCTGCGATATTCCCACCTCTTACTGATGTCCCATATAGACGCATTGGTCCGACTCTCGATGGTGGGTGGGAAATCACATCTTTACCTGACTCTGCTGGAGATGAAGCTAAAAAGTTTTATGAGGTCATTGTTCCTCATTATGCTTTTCTACGCCCAGATGACATAATCATTAGAGTTATGCTTGATGATGACGCTCCAGATCACCCAATCATTTTGGCTTTACAAGTTCTTGAAAGCTTAGGTGACTTCGGCGGCTCGATGCTGATTAAGTCAAAATATAAAACTAATTTATACAACGAGGAACTTAGTCCGAAAACTTTATCACTTATAGCAACTATGGCTGAAAGAAGACTTAAGTTAGGATACTAAATAATATAATTAGGAGATATAAAATGGTAGACGAAAATAACGCTCTTACTGCTCTTATTGAAGCTGGTGCTGATGCTCAAGCAAATATGTATGATGTCGAGCTTGAATTTGCAGATTGGAATGCAACAGTTCGCGCAGAAGGATTTGAAGTCCCAGCAGTAGAAGCACCAACTTATACAAACAAGTATCACGGTGTAGGTTATGACCGTGTTAAGACAGAGCAAACATTTGAAAGAAAGTTCTCAATGACATTCCGTATGGATGCAAAATACGGTCTATACCAAGCTTTCACATCATTGCTTGCTTGGCACGTTGACCCTAACACTGGTGGTGTTTCTAATGCAAACATTGATAAAGTAGGTACTGTCACTGTAAGAACTATCAACTCTGCAATAGTTGCAGCAGGTGATTCTGATGGGCAAGCTTACTCTGTAAAAGGCGTTGAATCTTATAATAACAGCGCTAAGACAGGTATCAAGAAAGACAAAGACAATGGAATGGAATGGAAGTTCAAAGGCTGCTTCGTTACAAAAGTTGATATGCCTAAGTTCAAGACTGACGGTGCAGATCTTGTAACATTCACAGTTGACTTCCACTTTGGCGATGTTGATTACCCAGGTTTCAAAGTTAATCAGTAAGCTTAATTAAAAGACAAACGACAAGGCGAGCTCGAGCTCGCCTTTTTTAGACTAATTATCTATGGCAGATTACTCAAATATGTTATCCCTTGAAAATGATATACCCCAACTTTCATTATATGAAAAGACTGAAAGCATTTCTATAGAAGATACTAGTGTTGAGTACACAGTTAAAAAGATTGGTGTTGAGACATCTAATGACACCTACTTAAAAGTTAAAAGTGTTAAGACAACAAACCCAATAAACTTTAACGAAGAAAACTCTCGTGTTGGACGCTTGATCTCTAAGTCGGCTACAAAGTATGATGATATAAAAGATGATATAAGTCCTATAGAAGTTTTGCAGTCTTCCGAGCCTGACTTTATGGCTAATATGTACAACATCTATATACTTGAAGTTCCTGAACAGTATCGTGATAACCCCGAGCAAGCTTATAAGACAGGTACCGCTTTAGGAACTTATATAGGTCCTGAGACACTTACGGGGCGCGACTACTTAGGGACAAACACGAATGATTTGTTTAGCATTATAGGTATGCGTACAGAAGGAATTGAGATTCCTAATAAGTCACTGAACACAACCGACATTAAAGTTGCAGGACAACTTGTAAAGAAAATAGTTGGGAATGTAAACACTCCAAACAAAGCGTCTTTTACTGTTGACTTAGATCAAAGTATGTTCATTCTTGATGCATTCCATCGTTTGAATGGAGACTGGTGGGCAAAAGAATATAACGCCTATAATGCACTCGATGCAGGCTTACTGAAAGGAAATGCATCTGAAAGTACTCAAATAGAAGGAAAACAGTTCTTACTTAATTTTGGTACGCTTCCATTTCACGCAAGCTCTAGCAAGAAAAGCATTATAGATATAATCGTTGAGTACGATGCAGCGCATCAAATCATATCAAGATATAACAATAAATTAGGATCTAATGATGTTATCGAAAATGGCTCTGCATCACAAATCCCAGAAGTTAAAGATGAAAGATTCTTATTGAAAAGAGGTCGTGTTCAACGATACATCTTACACGACTGTAGATTCTTAGGAAGATCATCTTCATTAACATTCCAAAATAGTTCAGCAGAGCCTATGAAAGCGACATTTCCATTTACATTCCGACGCGTTCTTAAAGTTACAGATGACGGATTCATTTACTAATTGTTTATGGCAGATACTCAAGTAGAACTTACAGGTAAAGATTTTTTAGCGTTTCAACAAAAGGCATTAGATTATTTATATGATATGCCTTTAGGAAATGACTCACTTTTTATTGCACAACCTAAACTTGGTGATAGTGCATTACCACCTTATAGAGTAAAGAAAGTCACTTTTGGCACTCCAAAACTTAATATGCAATATGATGAAAAGATTCGTAGATCTGTAATTACTGGTGTAGAATACTCAAACACTGTTACGATAGAATGGTATGAAGATGCATTTAACTCTGTTCAAAAACTTCACTTGGGACTTCTTAATGATATAGTTGATTTAGACACAGGCCTTTTTAGAGTAAATGTTATAAGAAAACTAGATCTCGACTTATACCATTTTGCTTATGTTGAAGGTAATGAAGATGCGCAGTCCCCGTTTGACTCTGTCGCTGTTCCTAAATGTACAGAATATTATAGATTTGTAGGACTTATACCTGAAGGTATTGGTGATATAACATTTGATAGTGATAGTGGCGGAAACCTTAAGACTGTTTCTGTAACATATCATTGTAATGATGACACGATTATTCATAATCAAGCATCTGCTAGTTCAAATTGGATTAAAGATGATGTTCCTACCGTCATTCCATCAAACGCTGACTTACATTTAATATAAGAGGTACTTTATGGCTAATTCAATCATTGCACGCAATATAAAACAACTTGAAAAATCTCTTAAGAAAAACATCGATTATCTTGATTTAGATTACCGTGGAGTTGATAAAGATGTCGGTGATATAGAGCTTACAAGAGGTTCTGTAGTTCTTAATGCATATAAACTTTGGCTTCAGTCAAGATCAACTTCTTACATAAGAGAAGCAGGATTTGGCGGATTTTTTACAGAAAACATTCATAAATATGAGTTCACCCCAGAAAGTGAGCCTATTATTGAAAGTGACCTTCGAGCAGTGACACAAGAAGAGTGGCCTGACATTGAGCTTATGGAAGTTGAAGTCAAATGTATGGCACCAAAAAAGTTTTGGAAAGTTAGAGTTGCTGTTCGAGATAAAATCACTAATCTTTTGGCTTATGATATGTTCTTAACTGATAATTCAATTATTACACCGATTTCTTAAAATGTTTTGAACTTCCGTTGGATATCTTTTATATTATTTTTGTAAATTGATACCAATGGAGGACTAACCTATGATACTAAATGCTCAGCTCTCAAATGTAGATACAAACATCGAAAATGAAGAAGTAATGGGTATGGAAATGAACGCACAGTTGTACAGCGTTCTTTCAGATAAGATGTACACAAATCCTATACAGTCAATCATCAGAGAAGTGTTGTCAAATGCAATCGATGCAAACATTGCAGCTGGCGTTCAAAAGCCCGTTCAAGTACACTTCGCAAATGCAGTTGACCCTGTGTTCTATATCAAAGACTTTGGAATTGGTATGACTGAAGATGAAGTAATTGAAGTTTTCGGTACATACGGTCGTTCAAACAAACGCAATGACAATTCACAAATCGGAGGCTTAGGTCTTGGTGCAAAGACTCCTTTCGCCTATAAAGAAAACGGAAGAATGTTCACTGTTGAAAGTTGTAAAAATGGAATAAAATCAACAGTAGTTTTCTATAAAAACTCAAACGATTTACCTTGTAAAAAACGCCTTGGTACTGAACCTTGTGGAGAAGACACAGGTACAAAAGTTTCATTCTCTGTAGCAGAGAAAGACTTCCATACTTTCATTCGTGAAAGCGTTCCTGTTTTCTTGTTCTCTTTGCAGATGCCAGAGATCTTAGGCGGAGTTGAAAATTGGCTTTCAGCTGCAGGATTCAAATCACTTGATGATGCAATGCTTGTTCGTGAATATCTAAAGAACACATTAAACATCCCATTCTTGGCTTACTACTCTGATGATGAAGATTATGCTGAAAAAGGTATTCCTGTAGAGTTTAAAGCATTCTTTAGAAATGTTGCTTCTCAATTCCCTAACAACATTGTAGCTGAGATGGGCGGAATTCCTTATGATGTTGACTTGTATCAAGTCTTTCCTAATGACTCAAAAACAGTTGATTGTGTTCGTAGAAACTTTTTCAAAGTTGTTCACTTCCCAATTGGATCACTTGATTTCCAAAGTTCACGCGAAAAATTGAATTATACAGAAAACACAGTTGATCTTTTAAGAGAAGCTTTAATCAATCTTGTAATTGATACTTACAACGAAAAATTATCTGCATAAAAAATGTCGAGAAGTTTTGAACTTCTCGACGCAATCTTTTATATTATTTTTGTAAATTATCAAGGAGGAACTTATGAAAAACTTTTATGACTTGCACGAACATTTTAATGGACAAGAGTCAAAGATTATTGAACACCTCGCAAGTGAATATGCTGATTATCTTAATGAGAAAAACTTCAAAACTATAGAAGACTTGGAGTTGAAAAAAGAAGCTTTTAATGCTGAACTACAAAACATTACAAACAAAAACTTTTTAGTTGTTTATGGGATAAGAAACGCAAACAAAAGACTTGTTCGTAAATATCGTTCATCTCAATATATGAAAACAAGATCTTTAGGATCAGTTGCTTCATATCTTACATTCAACCATCCTGAAAATGTTTTCTTTATGTCAATGAGTGAAAGAGCTTATGAAAAAATGACTTTAGATGAAGACTTAAGATTTCTTCCAGGAAGTCCATCAACTATTCTTGAACTTGATGCTACTAATCGTGGTAGAGATGACGATGAGTCAGTTGTTTACATTCTCGGTCCAGATGCTGCAAAAGTTGCAAGTCTTTTAGGTGCAGAAAATCCAAAAATAAGCTGTTACGAATCTTATAAAGTTGATAAAACTAAAACTACAGCTGTAAATCAATCTGCAATCGACCTTGCTTTGTTCGTTGGTGATGGAAGATCAAAAACTTATAAAGAATGCGTTGATGAAGGAAGACTTATGGTAATCACTAGAGGACAGAACACAGCAACTCGTTCACTTGAATTATCAAAACTTTGGGAAAACTCTGGCATCATTCAATCAAAGTTTGAAAATATGAAAAAATGGACTAATTCTGAAGTTTTCAATAAAAAGTTCTGTTTCATTAAAGTAGGTGACTATAGAAGAATTCAGAAATACATCAAAGATGAAACTGAACTCCCAACTTGGGATGAGTACCTTAGAAAATTATTTATCAAAAATCCTGAGTTTATTACACAGATGTTTGACTTAGGAATTTCAAAAAAGGTTGAGTTTGCAACTTCAATCTTTGATACTCCATCATCTTCATACTATGATACTGCTGTTGAAGTTGCAGAAAAACATTATAACAATGACATTTCTGAGAAACAGAAAACATTCATTGAAGATCTTAGAATCTGTTATACAGTAAGAGCAAAAAGTGGTAATTATAATGCTGCAGAAACTGCTGAAAAATTAAACAATTACTTTATGTTAGGTGTTAAAGATACAAGAAAAAATGCAGACAACATTATAAAACTCGACTTGAAAACAAAATATCCTTGGATAAAAATTGTAAATCAGTACCGTGCTGATGAAGAAGATACTATGAAAGAGATCCTTGAAATTGTAGACAGATATTAAAAAGTAAGGCGAGCATTAAGCTCGCCTTTTATTTTATGAAAAGTTCTTTAATTAAATCAACTAAATTATTGCCGATGTTTGACTGGGCGGAAGGAATCCTTTAGGCAGGATATAGCCTTAAAATATCTCCTTAGATATTTATAATCCATCCGAAGTCGTGAAACATCGGCATTCTTTTTACGCTTCAAACCAAATCTTAGGATCAGGATATTTATATGATCCATCAACTTGCTTATCAAATCCTAATCTTATAACTGCAGGATTGTTTGGGTCACCTTCAATGAACTTAAAGCGACGCATATTCTCAAAGCATTCTTTAGCTGTTTTATAACCTTCATTCGTATAAACAAGCTCAAACTCAGCAAGATTATACTCTGTTCCGCTATCACCCACGATTGTGTATAAGTCCGCAGGTGGAGTGTCAATACATTTCTTAACGAATCCCGCATACTTATTACGAGTTGGGATGTTTTGGAAGTTGGGATCTTTTCCGATGAAACGATAAGTTTCCGTTCCCATTACAAGATAAGATTGTTGTACTTTGTACGAACCACCTTCTTCAGGATTTCCGTCATTCTCATCGTGATAAATGTACTGCAGCCACCCTGTCTCTTGTCCTTTGTCATCTATGATACCTAAGAAAGAGTTTCTTGAAGTTCTTTCAGTTCGCCACTCTGCAAGTAGAGCTGCGCCTGGCATTCCTTGACGAATCCAAGCTCCCATAGCTTCATCATTAGTCAAGTAAACACCAGCGTCATTACGGCCAAAGCATTCCCATCCTAATCTTTCAAACAACTTTCCAACTTCAGTAGTTGAGCCAATGTTGAAGTCTGGGCCGACATTCCAAATCTTACGAAGTTCCGCTTCTTTCTTATCAAGATCTTGTGTAAGCTCATCGCGATACTTATCCATAAGTTCTTTGTTTACATAGATACCTCGCCATTCAACATTACAGATTTCTTTATAGATTTCCATACATTGTGTTTCATACCAACGGCGGATTGTCCATTCAGGATACTTTTCATTAGGGAACTTTCTGTCAATCTCATCTACAAGTAGCCAAAGTTCAACTTGAATGCGCCAAGTTGCTATAGCATCCATAGTTGCATACTTTGATAAAATCTCTGTTGGAATCTTTGTATAGTCATCGCACTTTGTTTGCTTTTTCCACTTATCAAGTTTAATGTCGTAACCACCAAATGGGGTGTGCCTGTAAGAAAGCGGCTTCAAACCGGACTTAATCTCAGAAGAGATACAGTGTGAAAGTCTATCAGTTGCATCAGTGACATTTACTCTTCTTGACACGCCGTGCTTCCAAAAGAACTTCAAGTCGAACTTAGGGTTAGCACCAGTACGATGTTCACAAGACATAACATTCTCTTCAAAGAGAACTGGGTCAACATACTTCCAAGGAACATAATAGCCTGTGACACCGTCCCAACATATAGTAAGACAGTGAATGTAGTTCTTATAAAACTTCAATCCGTTAGTTTCAGTATCGAATGCTACCAACTTCATATTCATATTGCGTCTAAACATTTCATCAGCTTCTTCTTTACTGTTGATTACTGCATACTTCGGTTCATTTAAGTTGGGTTGCCAAGAGTATCTTTCTTTTTTCATATTCTTCAACTGTTCAAAAAAGAACTTTGTCTTGAAGTTGACTGTGTTGCTTGAGTTTTTCAAAACTGGGTAAAGATCATCAATGCCATCTACTGGAAACACGAAGGTATCATACTTGTAAATCTCGTGTCCCATATAGTAGTATGGGCGTAACATCTGTGTATCATAGAAGTCACCTGTCATAATGTCGGAAGATGCATTTATAGAATACATCGCCGGACCAAAACACATAATAGCTTTACAGTGTCTACCTTCATAATCGTTCAAGTATGTACGCCAAGATGAACGGTGTTTTACCATAAAGTCGGTAAGACCTTCACCTTTCAAGTCTTCTTTGTTGTACTTACACTCAACAGCATTAAGTACCATATAGTTTGTATAACCTTCATCTCGAATGCGGTTTAATATGAGCTGCTTAACCGCATCGGTAGGTTGCTTATCAAGCAAAAAGATGTAGTAGTCGCCTATCTCTGATTGATGATCATAAACGATAGTATCAATCATATCCTCAGCTTTTTTCAAATCTTTAGCTTTTGCATTTTCACGGATGCCTCCAAAAAGGAATGCCATTATCGTTTACCTCTCATCTTTCTTAAAATAGCTTTCTTCTGCTCATCAGTTATAACAACTTTTTGAGCAACTTCCTGTTTATCTATATTAACTTTAGGTTCTGGGTCTGTCCAAGGAACTCTTTTACTTGTGCAAAGCCAAGTATTGAACACTGAGCCAAAGTTGATTCCTTTGTCAGTTGTCTTATTGTAAAAGTAGTAGACGCCATCAACAGAAATCACCATCTCATTCTCTCGATGATTAAGAACTCTAAACTCACATTTACCATAATGTTGAGTACAAATTGACAGTCTAAAGTCGGCACTAGCCATTATTCTTTTAATGTGGTCTCTTTCAGCTTTAGTCATTGGCACAGGCTTGCAGTACTTTTTCGTATCAACTTTAAGAGCGTCGATTTCTTTTTGTTGCTTTTCAAGTTCAAGCTTTTCTTTTTCTTTTGCAGCAGCTGCATCAGCTTTAGCTTTTATAGCTGCTTCACGCTCTGCTTTCTTTTGTTCACGAGCCAATCTTTTTGCTTCAGCCTCTGCTTTCTTTCTAGCAATAGCTTCTTTTCGTTCTGCTTTTGCTTTCTTCTCAGCTTCAATCTCTGCTTTAGTTCTTCTCTTCTTAGGTGCTTCAACTTTCGTTGTTGGCTTTGCTTTTGTAGCAGATGTTTTAGTTGTCTTTGACTTTGTAGTAGTTTTAGTGGTAGATGTTTTAGCCATCTACGACCTCCATATAATCTTTAATATAATATTAAAATCACTTAAATCTTAATCATTCTTGACTTTACTTCTTCAGGAAGATAGCCACCAACTTTTTCTATCATAGCGTCAACATCAAACTTTCCATAAAGATCACAATAGTAATTATAATGATCATTTCTCTCAGGCATATATCTATCAAGCCACCACTCGCAACCATACCACTTTAAGTCAGTGCCGTTCTTAGCATTATAGTTTTTGATAGCTTCTTCAATAGGGAGTGGATCATAGCTTACACCAGCTTTATAGTAAGTGTTGCAGCGGTGTTCATAGTCTTGTAAGTCGGAGACTTCACCATCAAATGACATATGAATACCTTTCACTGGCTCGCGTTCCCAAGCTGCACAAGCATTAGCTAATGACATAACAAGTTGAAGTTCAGGCTTCCATACATAGAAGTCTAAAGAGTCGTGAATGTTGTTCCAACAATATGACTTAAGTCCCCAAAGAGCAAGATACTTTGCAATGTTTACCCAAGTTGAGAAAGCAATGCGGGACTCCATCGTCTGAATAGTAGAGTTACACGCGTTGTTCAGTAAGTGTGAAAACATTTTAGAGTAAAGCGAACGGTCTGCACCAATGAGCTCGCCTTTAGATGAAACTGATAAGTACCTAAGCTCTGCAAGATGTCTTACAGGTCCGTGCCAAGAACGAACGTAGCCGTGTGCAAGAGCAAAAGCTTGTTCTCGTTTGATGCGGCCCATAAGGCCTTGATATGTTTCAAAGAAAGAATTGCGCATAGCATCTGCTGCTACTAAAAACTTTACATCAGCAGTTTTCATAGGATGTTTACTGCCCATATTGTTTGCAAGTGCAGCGTTATAAGCTGCTGTATTATTTGTAAGTTGAATGAATTCATCACATTCAGCTTCAGTGAAGTTTGCCTGTTTCAACATTCCAGCAAATGTTGGAGCAGTACAACCAAAGATAAGACCGAAGTTTTCGGTTTTTGCAACTGTTCGCCAACCCTTAAAAGGTTGATGTTCTTTATTTTTAATAAAGTCATATACAGTTAACGACTGCGAATTATCTATTTGTAGCATATTTATACCTCAAAATAATATTAACACAATACTTAAAAACTAATTTTAATTTTTGGTCTCACGTATTGGTAAATTGCCTGTATCTGATGATGCAAGAAGAAAGATGAGTGAAAGTGCTAAAAAGAGAAAATGTAACACCGTAGGAAAAAAGAAGATTCATAAAGGCGATATTGGAAAGTTTGTTAGCATTGAAGAATTACAAAAATACCTTAATGACGGATGGGAATTAGGCGTCTCTGAAAAAAGAAAAGAGTTCTTAAGAAATGTAAATAAAAAATAATTTAAAAAGGCAGCTTACCGCTGCCTTGAACTTATTTCAACAATTCATTTATCATCGCCGAAGCACGCCTTCCGATAGGATACTTCGTTTCTTTCAACCAATCATTATATGCTTGTAAGTTGTCTTTATACAAAAACATTTCAGATGATTTTATGTTCTCAGTAAGTTCTCTATCAATCTTTTTTTTAATAGTGCCTCTTATGTAGATATTTGGGTACTGTACTTTTGCTTGCTGTACTGACACAACATTCTCTACATCAAAGACAAGAACCGTGTAAGGACTTATAACATCTGTCTTAGGGTCTTCAGGAAAGACAACTGTTCTATAATCTAAAAAGTTGGGAAGTTTTATGCTTTGTACTTCCTTACCATTATCATAGACTTTATAAACTCTTTCACCCACCTCTGTGGATTTATTAGCATAAATAGATCCTGTATAGCAAGGACTGATTCTTGTATGAATGTGGCCTAAGCAGAAGTCCTTTGCACGCATATTTGAAGTATCAACGCCGCCCCAGTTGGGATGCTCTTCATCAATCTTCGACCAGTGTCCAACAACTAAGTCAACATCAGTACGGAACTTGAGTTGTGAATAATAGTCCGAAAGAGATGTACCTTCAACACGCAAGTGAGGGAGCATTCTTACTGAAGTATCGTTTATCTTAATGTCTTTAGGACTTTCAATGATATGAACATTTGGAAGATTTCGTAAAAACTTCAAAGAATGCTGAGCTCTTTTCTTATAAAGTTTAAGGTCGTGATTTCCTACAATCACATAAGTGTTTGTAAAATAATCTGAGCATAACTTAAATAATCTATACTCTTGGTCAATAACATCACCAGGGTTGACATCCTTTTCTGTGATGTCACCCAGCCAAAGAATGTTTCGTTCTCCAACATCTTTAGCTGAAGTTTCTTTACAAAAGTCTTCAAACCATTTTATAAAGTTTTCGCCGACATCCACATTCCACGGATTCACCGCAGACAGATGGACGTCACCAAAAATATACAACATAAATCCTCCGAGAAAAACTATCCTTTAATCATTCCAAACTTGAAAGTGCGGTCTTCTTTTTTGATAAATCCTAAAGTCTTTTCGATAATAATATTGTACTTATCATCGATATCTTTGGCAGTTGCGAACTTGTGATAGTCATCGCACCTTGACTGAATGACAGAAAGATTACTAAAGAAAGTCGTAGCAACCTCATACTTCGGGTCAAACATATTAAGAGAATAAATAAAGTCTTCTTCTACTGTTTTGTTCTTTTTATCTGAAAGTCGGGAGAAACTAAACTGCTTTAAGCTTTCAATATGTTGAATAGTAACATCTTGATTTAAGCCAAGATACTTAACATATTCAAAAGCTTTAAGTTTTATGTCATTAGACTTTTTGAGTCCTTTTACTTGAAGAGCACCTTTGATGTTATCACTGCCATCTCCAAAGCAAGCCTTCCAAACACATACTCCCGCAATAGATGGAATGAAATTGTACTTGTCTCTAAATGAGTCTACAGTAAATAGATTAAGCCAATCTACATTCATCATCTTTACTTTAGGTGATAAGTATCTTGCCCAATCTTCATCTGAGGTGATCATTAGAATATCTTTATCACTATATTCTTTGACAATGCTCTCCATAAAGTCATCAGCTTCATACTTGCTATTGATAACAGAGATCACATTGCTACCTCTATGAATAAAGTTTTTTCTTACAAGATCGACAACTGTAAGACAGTTTCTATCGTGAGTCCTGTTCTTCTTATAAGCGTGAAGAATCTCTTGTCTTTCTGTATATTTAAAAGTTTTTGATAACCCTAAATCTGTTTTAGGAATTGGGTCATATAAAAGAAACAACTTACCATCATCAACAAGATGTTGCATTACTTCTGTGTTGATAAAAGTAACCATATTCCGTGCAATAGATATAGGATCTTTCTCCAGTGAACTGTTCTTCTTGCGATAGTACAAGTTGAACATATCCACTGCAATTACATCATATTGCATTTTATACCTCTTTTACAGATTTAGCCGTTCATTCTTTCAAGAATATGTTGCTTTCCGTCTGTTCCTTCTGTTACTTTTAGTTTACCTGATGAAACACCTTCATCAAAAGTCTTTTTATCCATTATGATTTCTTCGCCATTTTTAATAACTGAAATCTTTTCAGGTGATACATCGTTTTCATTATCAGCCATAATAAATCTCCTATGTAAATATATTAACACATCTTAATGATGTAATGCACCATCCTCAAATGATGCAACCTATGAAATTAGTTGAAAAAGTGCAAAAATTAAAATTTAATTTTCTTTTAAATAATATTATTGTCCTTTATTATTATTATTGTTCCAATATAGCTAAAAAAGTCATTCAGACACATTTTGTCAATCTGTCAAAATGAACTTTTAATAATATTCTTTTATATTATATTTGTAAATTACTGACATAGGGAGCAATCTTATGAAAATGCTTGAAGAAATCAAAGCTGAACTTGAAAAAGTTTCTGAAATAACAAATGTAGAAATCCTTACTCATAAGTATAATAATTTTAATTATCTTAAAGTTGAAGGACCTTATGATGGCTGTCCTGGGTCTGAACATCCCGTAACGAAACTTATTGAAAGCATTGCAGCAAAGTATGGAAAAGAAACTGACGGCTGGGGATGGCTTTACCAAACTGAAAGAGTTCGTGAATGGGAATTAGCAAATCCTGCTCCTGTTGACCCACGTTATGCAAGAGAAACAATGAGAATGTTTTCTCCTTCTGCAAAGAATCCAAAGAACAAAGAAGCCAAAGAGCTTTTAATGAGATATAAAAAAGAACTTGAAGAACATATAAATTATAAAAAAGAAAATTGTCCGCCTTTAAGAGACCCAGGTTTCACTGTTTCATTTGCGCCTGCAGGTCATACAGCGTCAGTCAGTGCATTCTATAACGGCACAAGATACTGGGGTGATTAGACTAAATAACTAAAAGGAAGATAAAATGGACAAAACACTTTTTGAAAGCATTCTTAAAGAAGCTACAGACTTAAAAGAAGCAAGAAAGCTTCCAAATTTTGAAACACCTAAGCAGATGGTAAACTGGTGTGTTAAAA